GAAATGACCCTGACTTAAAAACAGCGTATAAACGTTAATTAATTTTTTGAATAAGGACATTTAAAAATGGCTAATACTGAATATGGGGATATCACCCCACGTACTGCGGCATACGCAGAAAGAGAGTTACTGAAGAGGGCGTTGCCTTACTTAGTAATTGAAAAGTTTGGACAGGCGAAACCTATCCCGACTAAATCATCAAAGACTATGAAGTTTCGTAGATACGATAGTCTGGCTGTAGCGACAACCGCGCTGACTGAGGGTGTTACACCAACGTCTAAACAGTTGTCTGTCACCGACAAGTCAGTGACATTGGCTCAACACGGTGACTTAGTTACCATCACTGATGTTGTGCAAGACACCCACGAAGACCCTGTTCTACAGGAGTCTGTTGAGATTTTGGGCGAACAAGCCGCACAAACAATTGAAACTTTACGTTTTAATGTTTTGAAAGCGGGTACTTCTGTTCGATGGACTAACGGTGCGGCTAGAAGTGCTGTGAACACAGCTATCTCGTTAACTCAGCAACGCAAGGTTACACGTGATTTAAAGCGTCAGAACGCTAGAGCAATCTCTAAGGTTGTTCGTTCTACACCAAGTTACGGTACTGAGGCTGTCGCTCCTTCATTCATTTGTCTAGTACATCCTGATATGGAAGGGGACATCCGCTCTATGGCGGGGTTTACACCTACTGAAAAGTATGGGCAACTCACTCCTTATGAGTCTGAGATCGGAAAGGTAGAGGATGTTAGATATCTAACCTCGACTGTATTCGCTCCTTGGACTGATGGTGGTGGTGCTAAAGGGTCTATGATTTCAACCACGGGAACATCAGCAGATGTATACCCAGCGTTGTTCTTAGCGCGTGACGCCTTCGGAATTGTTCCATTAAAAGGTAGAAGTTCTATCACCCCGTCTGTTGTTAATCCACACCCTAGTGAGTCAGACCCTTTGGGTCAACGTGGTCACATCGGTTGGAAAGCATACACGGGTACTGTTATTTTAAATGAGTTATATATGGTTCGTTTAGAGTGTGCTGTAACTGACTAGGAGTCAGTGTCAAGTAGGTATTGGGGCCGCCCTCGTTGGCGGCTCTTTTATTTTTATTTAATTTTAAGAAAGGATTCTCATGGAAACTAAAAAACCTCTAGTTAAAGAAAGAGCCGACAGGTCTAGACGTTCAAAAGTTATTTTTCATAATACTCAGGAAGATACTGGGGATGTAGTTGCCCAGATGAACGGGGTGGCATACCAGATTCAGCGCGAGAAGGAAGTTAACGTATCCTCCGCACTTTTAACCATGTTAGACGATTGTATTATTACTACGTTTGAGCGAGACACTAAGGGCGAAGAAATTACCCGCGACATCAAACGCTTTCCATACACCAAGGTAGCTTAAATGAACTATCTCACGCTCTGTGACACTCTGATAAAAGAATCTGGTCTTAATGAAACTGGGGTCTTATCTGTTGTTTCCCAAACTGGTGTAAAAAAGAAGGTGGTCAACTGGGTTAATAGAGCGTGGGTAGCGGTACAAAACAAGAGGGATTGGAATTTCTTGTGGCAAGAGGGTAGTTTTAATACCGTGGTAGGCTCCCAATCTTATGACCCCGTGGGCGATCTCGCACTGTCCCCAGTTTTAAGACGTTGGGATACCAGTTCTCTTATCCACTCTACTTCAGGCAGTTCAAAATTCTATTTACAACACGTTCCGTGGGAGACTTTTGATGACACCCTTTCAACCAGTGGGACTCCTACCAAGTTCACAGTAAAGCCAAACAAGTCTATAAAGTTTAACGCTGTACCAGATGTAGTTGGTACTGTTGATTTCTCCTACATAAGAACCCCCCAAACATTATCTGCTAACACGGATGTACCGTTAGTGGACTCCGCGTATCACGACATTATTTTATACCAAGCAATGTTGTACCTTGCCGCAGAGCAAGACGCTCCCGAATTATACCAAGATGCCAATATGCAGTTGACTGCACGACTTGCTGATTTATCTGCTGAGTTCTTACCAAACGCCTATGTTGCAAGCACACCTCTAGCATGACAGTCCAAACAAGCACATGGGCATTGAGGGGTGGGCTGGACTTAGTCTCCCCTGCCATGTCCATACCAGCGGGTCACGCTATTGTAGCTCAGAACTATGAGGCGGCTGTTTCTGGTGGCTACAGTCGTATAGCGGGGTACGCTCTATACGATGGGTCTGTTTCTCCCGCGACCCCAGCTATTGTTGCTGGCTCAGGAGACATTCTGGGTGTTTGGGAATATAACAATGTCGTGTATGCGTTTAGAAATAACGCGGCTGGTACAGCGTGTGTAATGCACAAATCCACTGCTTCAGGTTGGGCAGTAGTCACTACACCCACGCTCGTAGCGGGGGGAAGTTTTGAGTTTGTTAATCACAACTTCACTGGGTCTTCAGCGACAGATAAGATGTATGGAGTTGATGGGAAGAATAAGGCTTTTCAGTTTGACGGGACTACATTTACCCAACTAACCACTGGCATGACCACAGATACACCAACCCATGTTGGTGTTCACAAAAACCACCTGTTCCTGTCTTTCGGGGGCGGGTCAATCCAACACTCTGGTGTTGGCGATCCTACTTCATGGACTCTGAACACGGGTGCTGGTGAGTTAGGGATTGGCTCAGAGATCACCAATATAGATTCCATGCGTGGTAACGCTTTGGTTATAACTGGGGCGGATAACGTAAGTATTCTTTACGGGACATCCACAGCAGATTGGGATTTAAAAACATTTTCAACAGAGCTAGGCGTTACTGCAAAGACAACAGAGATTGTGGACGCTGGGTTGATTTGGTTCAATGGTAGGAACGTGACTTACCTACAAACTACCCAGAGTTTCGGGGATTTTAACACTGCCTCTTTATCGACACCTATAACCTCGTATATAGAAAAAAGGGAGTCTTTGGTGGTGGGGTCTTCTATTAATTACCGAAAGAACCAGTACCGTCTATTTTTCTCTGATAAGACAGTTGCCGTTGCGACCATCATAAACAACACCGTAGTCGGGTGGACTACTTGGTTAATATCACATACACCCACAGCCCTATCAGAGAAATATATGGGGTGTACAGATGGTAGTGTAATGCAGTTGGATACGGGCAACTCTTTTGCTGGCACAGCCATAGAATCATTTTTACGACTTCCTTTTAATTCATTCAAATCATCCCACAGAAAAAAGCGTTTTAGAAAACTCCTTATAGAGATGGACGCTGGTAACGAGGCAACGGTGCGGTTTAATGTTGACTACGATTTTGGCGGGGTTACTACTGCAAACTTTGAGGATGTTGTTGTCTATGGGAGTGGTGGGTTGTGGAGCGCACATGAGTGGGGAAGCTTCACATGGTCTTCCACGATAGTGACCCATTCGGGTATTCACTTGAACGGCACTGGCAAAAACTTTGGGTTACTGGTCTACCATTCCAGTGCCACTGACCCTTCTTTCACACTTCAGGGAGTTACCGTGAATTATTCAACTAGAGGTTTAATTAAATGAGCGCGTTTTATACAAAGCCTTCAGACTTAATATCTGGAACGACAGCTAGGGCAACTGACATTAATGATAGGGTCGATGCTGACGAAACTGGGTTTGACAATGTCGAGTTAGTAACTACACGGTCAGTAAAACTCCCTGTCGGAACGACAGCAGATCAGCTTATTTCTGAGTCTGCGGCTAATAGAGCAAGTAAGACTATTGGGTTCGACACATCTGGTGATCTGGTTCTTTACTCACCGTACAACTGGCAAGGCGATTGGACTACTACCACTGCTTATGTTCTCCACGACACCGTAAGGGATTCGTCAACAAAGAATTTATACTTTTGTCTCGTAGGCCACACGGCTGGCACATTCGCCACAGACCTTGCGGCAAGCAAGTGGTCATTGGCAATTAATGTAGCAGATGTTGAGACTGCAAAAACAGCGGCAGAACTTGCTGAGACAAATGCGGCAACTTCTGAAACTAATGCATCAGCATCAGCATCAGCCGCATCTACCTCTGAGACAAATGCGGCAACTTCTGAGACCAATGCCAACACAGCTAAAGTAGCGGCTCAGGCGGCTCAGACTGCGGCAGAGTTAGCGTCAGATACTTTTGATGATACCTACCTTGGGGCGAAAGCCTCTGACCCTACCGTGGACAATGACGGTGACGCCCTAACTACTGGTGATTTGTACTTCAACACCACATCTGACGAGATGAAAGTTTGGGATGGTTCTATTTGGATAGTTGCGGCCATGTCTGCGACTAGTGTTTTAGCACTGTCTGGCGGTGCGATGACAGGGGCAATCACTACGTCTTCCACGTTTGACGGGCGTAATGTTTCCGTAGATGGTGCAAAACTGGATAATATTGAAACATCAGCTACAGCAGACCAGACGGGAGCAGAGATTAAGACTGCTTATGAAGCTGAAGCAAACGCCTTTACGGATACTAAGAA